CTTGGCTATTGTGTTTTGTTTTGCCCTTGTTCCATGCCTCAGTGATGCCACCCGCCTTTCCACCTGCACGCATCGCCATTCTTGCATGCTCTTTGCAGTACTTTCTGAAGGTGAAACTGACATATCTGACCTCATTGTTGCAACTTTCGTGTGCACACGTTGGCTCCGCATCTAGCCCCAAGAGCAGCCCATAGGTATATTCCTTTGCCTTTAAGGAGTGCCCTGTCTGTAAGTGTGTAGCAAAAGCTCTTTTGTTATCAAATTCTAATTCACATATCTTGCACTTCATAAAAACCTCTTCTGGTAATATGTTCTATTATAACACAAAAACTTGGTTTTGTAAAGTAGTTATCACTGCTTAGCGAAATAAAAAAGGCACCCTTCGGTGCCTTTCTCTCTCTAACTGGTTGTTTTTATTAGGGTTTTAGCCTAATAGATTTTGTACAATAACCAAGCCATATAAGTCCGGACGTACTAACTTCTTTCCGTATCTTGTCATGACGCCCTTTCTTGGGACGAAATCCTCGATACCGAAGATCGTGGGAGTTACTTGGAGTGGCACATAAGGAGCATAAACATATCCACTTTCAAGGAAGCTTGATCCTTTACGTCCTACCAAAATAACGTTACGAGGGAAATATGGGTCCACAAAAACATCCCATTTCTTACTCAAACTACCTGTCTTAACAGCGCCGATATCACCTTTACCTTCATCATGTACAACATTTGCACGGAAGCCACTAGTAAACTCAAGGATGTTAGAAACTTCTGGACTTACAACCACAAAGTTAGCACCACCTCTAAGAGTCTTACGGTGAATCTGTGCAGAAACATCATTAATCGTCTCTACCAAAGTCTCATACCATTCAGACACAGTGCCAGTAAAGTCGGCACCAAAAAGAGCCTCATTTGCTGAAGTGCTGATAGGAGTACCCAAATCACGGTTAAGGAACTTACCTGGACGACGTGACCAGTGATAAACAGCAGCCGATGCGCCTTTAATAAGGTCTTCCAAGAGTTCTTGGTCGATTTCAAGTGCAATCTGTTCCGATAAGATAGAAGTAAGCTCTACCTCAGCATCGAGATTGTGGTAAGCACTCAAATCTTGACCCAACTCAGGAGTCCATTTTGCTTTCAATTTCTTAGTCTTGGCAGTCACTTCGACTGAGTCAACTTTAATATCAATTTCAGGAATAGCAGCTTCACTTTCCAAGCCCCATTCAACAGTGCCAGCGATTGAACCTAGACCACCACCGCCTTGGAAATTATCATCCATTGCGAATGTAACATCTGGGGTGTCCAAAGCAATTGCAGCCATTTCATTTGGCGTCGAAGTACCAGCCAAATCAATGACAGCAACACGCAAGTGAGTGTAAGTATCACCTGTTTGCTCAACACCAGCAGCATTAGACTTTGCAGTCAAACGTCGAACTTGTGAGCCTGATGTGAGACCAGCAAGTGTCACGGAAACCAAGTCACTACGGTTAAATGGTTGACCACTTGCTTCCAAAGCACTCAAGGGAGTGGTGAAGATAGCGGCAGTAGTAGTACCAGATACCAAGTCAGGATCATGACGAAGCAAAAGGTCAAGGTTGGCAGTTCCGACACCAGGAGCACCAACACCGAAAGTACCAGAAGCCACATTTGTGAGGGTAATATTGGTAGCCGAACCAGTAGGTGAGCTATAGCCGTTGTTCAAGTTGTAAAAACTCTTTTCAGCGCCAGCACCTTGAGAAAGGTCTACACCACCAGTGATTTGACTTGCAACCTTCGAACCACCGTACACTGACTCCTCAGCAATACTACCTAAGCGTGAGCTATTAGTGGTAAAATCGAGGAAGAAGATCAAGCCTGATGGCAAGCTCATCGGCTGGACACTTACAAGCTCGTTGGCGATCAAGGCACCAAATACTCGTCTTACGATAGGAAATGCAACTGCTGCAAAACCTTCCACATCACCAGCTGCCATCGAAGAAGCTTCCCGAAGAAGCTCAGCTGCCTGGTTCTCTAACAATCGAGCCATATTGCCTTTGGCATGCTCCGATTCTAGACCTTCTAAAAGACCGGTTTCGGTCCATTTAGCGAGAAGCGCGTGGCTTTCCGCTGAGCGATCAACTTTAGTGATCCCTTCTGTTAGTTTTCTCAAAATACTCATTTTATATCTCCTTAAAGATTTATTCTTTTATTCCGGCTAAAGTCTTCCATCTTGTTTTCTCTGGATTGACTGTCTTTTGTTGTTTTCTTGCGAATGTAGTTTTACGCTTATTCAATTCTTCACTTAGTGATTTTGGAGGATTAACCTTAGTTATACTTCCCACTGAGTCTTTAAGAGCTTCATAGACGCTTTTCGCCTCTTCAACAGTTCCGGTTCTAGTTATAGCTTCGACAATTTTTGTTTTTTGTCGCTCATTCAAGGAGACGCTCATAAGAACCTCATTAGAGTAAAGTAGCTTAGCATTTACGAGATTAATCTCGGTTAATGTTCCAGACAACTCTACAATCTTATTCCTAAATGTAAGATTTCTCTCACTAAGGACTTTCTTCTCTTTAATTAGAGAATTATTTTCCGAAAGAAGTTTTTTATTTTCATTCAAAAACTTTCCTTCCAATTTCTTTGCTTCCGACAAGACGATTTTCTTGATCCGAGCCGCTTGTAATGCTTCATTCACTTTCGTCTCTTTGGGTTCTTTTTTAGCATCATTGGGTCCTTCTTCTTTGTCATCTTCGTCTTTTTCGTCTTCTTCAACTTCTTCTCCAAGCTCTTTATCTGCCCCACCTTGAATCGGCTCGTTGCCGCTTGCGGCAAGCATTTCAGCTAAAGTTGCCTCGTCTAATTCCAACTCTTCATCGGAGCCATCTTCCATCCCTAAATCACCAGCCAACTCATCATGGGTGGATGTCTCCTCCTCTGCACCTGGTTCAGCTCGCAATTGGCGCTCCAAGGCATCAAAATCTATCTCTATCTCTTCTTCTTCATCCGGGCATGGGCAAAGCTTTTCTCCATCCGTGAAAGCAAACGGAACATCGACAGCATCTTCGCTCGGTCCTGCTGGTTCACTTTCTTCTTCATCCGTGCCCAAAAGAGAGGCTGCCTCCTCTTCATCGTCCAAGCCAGGCTCTTCCTGCTCTAACATAACATTTACCGCTTCTTTTATCTGCAGTGAATATTTTTCTAAAAGAGCATCCTCTGCACTCTTGAATGCTGCCTCTTTCAAAGCTTTCGCATCCACGATTGCTTGCTTTAACATTTGCGACATGTTTCTACCCCTTTTGAAATTGTTTTTCATCATAAATAGTACTTTATAACGGTAAAACTCTCATAAAACTAAAGCGCATGCTAATACAATGTATCGACATGCGCCTTGATTATTCAACTTTATCCTTTAATTTCCTTAGTGTGCGTTGCCTTCTTCTTTCTGCGTCGCGCCTTACCGCAGACGGCTTAATAAAGTTCTTACGCTCCCTACATTCTTCTACAATTCTTGCATTCTTACACTTCTTTAAAAACTTTCTAATAGCCTTCTCAATGTGCTCACCCTTCTCCGGTCTTACCGCTACCATTTTCTACCTCTTTTGTTATTTTAGCTGCTTTATTATACCAAGTTTTGAAATATCAATTCCGGGGTCGCCTGGATCTCCACCTAATGGACCTGGCGGTGACATAGGATCAGCCTGAGCCATTATCGGTGCCACACCTTCAAAGATATTTACTCCCCCAATATTCATTCCGCTAATGCCTGCATATGCTTCATTAGCTATTTCCCTAAGTTCTTCTCTTTGCTGACTAGTTCGTTCTATCTTCTTTTTAGGAGGTGGAACCAGAGTCTTAACTTTACCCGGTCTAGGGGTTTGCCCTTCTTGGATCAAGGTGGGCATCATCCCCTTCATAACCTCAGACACTATGTTGCTGACTACTCCACTCTCCAACAACAAACCGTGTATCCTCTCTTTGACGCATTCGTCTATAATAGGACCAAGGAACTTCTTTAAATCAGACTTTTTCATTTCTCTCCCACAACATCATTGAGTAATCGATTGAGGCGATCACCTTTAGTAAAAATATTTGTTCTTCCCTTTGATTCTTTGAGAGCCATATAAGCGTTTTGCGTCGATGGTTCGCTGACCATGTCAAAACATAGTAAGGTGAAATCATCTTCTACCATAGTGGCACCAGCTGTTTCTATAACTGAACCCATACCGCGAGATGAAATACCCAGACTCACACCACCATTGATGAGTTCTTTAAGAATCTGCCCAGATGGCGTATTAAGGATCTTAATCTTCCCCATTACCTCATCGCCTTCCCACCATATCTCGGTCACTAGATGCGAAGCATTCTTGAGATTGATGACCGAATCCTCTGGGTGATCCAGTTCGCCGAGTGCTCGTCGTTCCAGCACGAGTTTTTTATAATTCTCGATCTCTCTCTCAAGAATCCGCCTGCTGTAGATTCTTCCGTTACCATTTTTTGCATCGGCTCTCTGCATAATACCGGACAAATAGACAGCTGCTCCGGTCTTTACTTCCAGCTTTTCCGCTTCAGATAAAAGGTCTCGGCAGACCCCCCCCTCACACAGCCCAAACCACTCTCTTAACAGCAATTTATTCATCTTTAGCGTCCCTTATGTTTAACTAGATCCCTTACGAACATAGCGATATCCAACATTTTCTCCTCAACGTCATACTGGACTGATTCAATCTTATCAGGGCTAAGGGTGGTTGTTTTTTCCATATAAGCCTTTAGAGGTGTCCACATCAAGTTGTAGATCTTTTCTGACTGTAATTCGCTCGAAGTCGCAGGAGCAAAGTCGTCGTCTTCTTCCTCCTCTAACATCCAATCAGGCATGCCTTCCTTGGAGGCTAGTTGCGCCTGGTGGGCTTTCTGGAATTCTTTTTCTTTAGCGGCTTCGGCATGAGTGTCTGCACCTGAATTCTGATTAGCCATATGATCTTTATAAGCATCACTCTGAGCTGCTTGACGCATCTCCTTGGCAAAATTTCCCTTCATTTCTCTCAAATAAGCCTTTATTTCGCTATTGATAGTTTTTGTTAATTTTTCTCTACTAATTTTCATTATTTAACTCCTGTTAAAAATTCCACTGTGATTTTAATCGACCGGAGATAGAGCTAATGGAGATGCCAGGATCGGAATTGTACATAACTACCCTCCCTAACCTTCCAGTTGCCCAATCCCAACCACCCAAGTTGTTCCAATCTTTTCCAATTGTTATTTCGCTGGGATCGGAGATTGTCACCAGAGAAGGTAAAGTACTCGGCTGTGCGCCATTCACCGAGACAAGCGGAGCCGTCGGGTCGGTCAAGTCAAAACATAAACTCTGCCAGCCGCTTATTGATGCGCCTGTCACAACCGTCGGAGAACCATCTCCTGATACTTGCTGCGACGTGTCTCTATCTAATATTGAGTTAGTTAAGTTCCCACCACCACTCTTCCAGTTAAAGAATATGCTTGAACCCGCTATATTTACCGCCTTATATACTATCCCTATAATAATTCTATCCCACGTCGCAACACCTGAGCCTACCATTCTAATCACGTCCGTGGTATCGTTAAAGAGAACAGCTGGTGCTCCGTTATCACCATCAGTCAAGTACAGTGGCTGATTTGCCGCAGCAGCCTGAGCTAGGTCCCAGTCAGTTCCGCCAGTTCCAGTGTTGGTCCAACTGCTTATCGAGGCACTATTTGCTAATGCTAATTCCCTTGCGTCATAATCTATAAGCGATGCGGGCACCAGGCTCGTATCTCCTATCAGAAACGGAAAATCTTCTAAGATAGCAGCTTCTACTTTATCTTTAACAGTACCAGATACAATAAATAAGGTAGCTATCTCCAAATCAGGATTTGTGAAGGTGTTGGAATAAGTCTGAGAAGAGCCTAAATGCAGACCAATCATTTCGGCAACTCCCCTCGCAGCCGTTGCAGACGGAGCATATTTACCCCTTACGTCGGTTATGACGCTCCCATATTCCACAATCTGATAAGAAGGAATATTCTCAAACTGTTTTGTATTGATGCTGGTCGCTCCACCCGTCTTTGCGATCGCAGTGTTGGCTCTTGTCGAGGAACGAATGTAACTATATGAATCAACCGCTTCGTTGCCAGTGAACATGCTATATTCTTGCCCGCTCCCATCCACATTATATACGACCCCAATCGTAAACGGGGCAGTAATAGTCGTCATACCTGAACCCGAAAGAACATTCAAACCCCCCCTGGTACGTGATGCATTAGATGCCCTTAATACAGTGCCCAATTCCGGGTTATTGACGACGGTTCCGCCAGCACCATATTTCTCTGTCAAGTCATATTCTGGTCCGATAGAACCTTGGTTTTCCCAGAAAGATGAAGTCGTCAGAGTTGCCGGGTTGTACCACAGAAGTGGGTTTAGTTTACTGATTGCGGAGGTATCTTCATCTAGGAGACCCGACAAGTTAAAAAACCGAGACTCAAAATGACTCGGTATTCTCTGTCTGAACAACTGGTTTACTTTTTTTTGCATAACGAATCCGCTTAAACTGTCAGCCCAGAACCAGTAAGTTCGAACATCTCGACAGCATTAATGGTTGTCAAGTCTCCCACCAGCTCAAAGCTAGCATCAGCTGCGCTTGTCACCAACGACACGAAGACTTCTTTACAACGATGATACATCGTGATCGATTGATTGCTACCAGACAATGTCACATAATGATGCCCGCCAGAAACATTTGTACTAGCCAGGGTATTATAATGTATTTTTATTGCCACGCCCGAGACGTTTATTACGGTTATGGCTTTTGATATTTGCGGAAATTCAAATTTCATTTCCGCGTCATCCGTTGCGAAGTTAGCCGCTAAGATAGTGCTACCGGTAAGATATGGAATGCCGGAAACTTGATACGAACCAACGTTTCCGACCCCCGCTCTTGCGTATGTAAATGTCATTAATTCTCTCCTGACCTATATTGACTTTATTGATATTATAATGCCCTCACGGGCACAGTTAGCTACCCTTGCAGCAGCGCCGTACTGTAGGAAGAAACCATTTAATTGTTACTAGTGAATTTCTCATATTTAACTCCTTTGTCACCAAAGATCATGTTTAAAACATACGAAGTACCTGAACTTAGACTGCCGAGCAGTAACCCAGTTACTAAACTATATTCGTATGTAAATAGTGATGTAAAACTGTTTAGAGCCCATAAAATCCATCCAACATGGAAGCCCATGCACATTGGACAGTGAAACAATTCTCCCATACCATTGAACGATTCTTTGGGCGGTCTGATCTTATTAAAGATCGTTCCATAGACCAAGAATTGTGTTATTCCATAGGCACTCAAGATGAAGTACAGTAATTCCATTAGGGACCTCCAATGCCGCCGCCCATGTATCTTCTGGGGGAGGGCGAAATGCTGCCCTTCTTGGCTGCGTGGGGTATCTCCCCTAGTTCGGTACTGTCTTCTACTTCAGGCTCCAATAGTCTTTCTTCTTCTTGCTCTTCGATGGCTTTCTCATACATGAACTGAGGTCTTTCTTCTTCTATGAATTTACTAATAGCGAATAAAACTGTTTCATCAATCGGAAGCTCACTATTCGGAGTCAATATTGTTGCTTCTAGCGAAGAATATACATTGCCGCCTTTTACTGACTCTTGTCCTATTATGCCCTTACGATACAGAAAATCGAATAAACGATTCTGGGTTGCGTAAATGGAGTCTTCCATCGATTCTTTAGCAAAAGAGATTATCTTCATTTGCTTCGCTAAAATTACAATGTCGATGTCCGGGTGATCCGTTACTATCAGTCTACCATCAAGCGCCTTTCTTACTTTAACTTTCGCCTTTGTGAGAGTTGGTGGCTGTGGTTTTGTAGGTTCCGTTATGGCAGCTTCTTCGCCCGGATTAATGATAATATTAACTGTCATCAGCTTTTCCCTCATTTTCTCCTACTAATGCCTGGATCTTTAAGATATCGTTAATCATCCGGTCATCAATTGGAACTCTCGACATATTATTGAGCATCTCGGAGACCACATTACTTTGATGTTTCATAGAGCTATCATCCTTAACTTCGTCACTGAGAGTGATGGCTACCACTCCTTCTTTGAGGCGTGCAATCTCTTCATTGAGATGGGTCTTCAATAGAACACCGTTATCAGAAAACGACATAACATAATGTTCAATAGTTACCCTCTGTTCCGCTGAGAGCGTTCTGTCATATTGTTCATTAAAGCTTTTAACGAATGTTCTATAGGCTAAGTTGTCTATAGTCTCCAGTGTCGCGCCCTTTTCCTCGTCGCCTCTAGTCATATTCTCAATCAACTTATGTTCCAATAAGAACTTTTCCTTTATTGGAGTTGTGGCTGAGAATATTTGAGCTATACTAGCAAGGCTTTTATAACCGGGAACAAAATTAGTAAATGGTGTTCCGTTTAATATCTTGTTGACATCTCCAATCAACCTCGTCTGCTCATTGAATAACATCTTGTTGTCAATTAATTTCCTCTCATCTTTAACAACATCCAAAAACCTCACAGCTGCTTCCTTATCAAGAGAACGTGCCTCCAATAATGCGCTATAAAGCTCCTTCTCTTTATACAAAAGAGTATCCTTCCTGAAGTTTTTTTTGCAAATCTTTATGATCTCTTTTTGGCGAGAAGTATTTTCTTTCATGATGCTCTTCGTTAATTCACGCACCAACGCTTCATACAGAAAGAGGGTGTTTCTTTTCTTGTTATGCCTTTGTTTTATCTTTTTTTTCTTCATTATCCCTCTTCTCCATCTCTTCTACGAGTCGTTGCATTTGCTTATTGATATCAAAAATCTTTTGTTCGCTGGTCTTCATATCACTGTCTTTTTCCATATTTCTCATTTCGTCGATGTAACTAGTTTCCCATTGTTCATATATTCCATTTCCCATAGAAGCAATCTCTTGTGCTCCACTTCCCATTACGTTTCTCTTCGTTCCACTTGATTTTTCCTTAGCCCACTTAGCGTGGTTGTGCCGCTTGCGGGCACCGGCTCCCCTCCTATCTCCTCCCGTGTATTTGACAGGTTTATAGTTCTTGCCCTTCGATTTAGGGGTAGTTGTCAACTTATCATCTCTCTTGCCGGCTGGTGCCGCAAGAAGTGCACTATCATCAGCCTCGTTGTTATCTTCGTCATCTTCAGTAGTGTCACCAAGTTCTCCGACGCCAGCTTCTTCTCCGCCTGAGCCTAAATCCATCTCGTCGTCTGCCAAGCCCAAATCCATCTCGTCATCTCCCAGCGTATCGCTCCCCATTCCACCTAAGCTGCCGAGTCCACCTTCCTCTTCACTGCCCTCGACCACGGCGTCGAGCATCGCTTCAAACTTTCGATCATAGAACATCTCTCTCTGATTTCTTAAAAATTCTTCGTCGGTCAAATTGAAGAGACTCTTCGCCACCCAACGGCGTGAAAAATACCCCTCAGTAGCCGCTGATGCAACATCAAATCGTGTTCTCCAGTGCTCCAGATCTTGAAGCTCTGCTATCTTTGAGGGATTATTGAGTCTTAGCTTAAATGCCAGCAAATCGTCCCCTCGGAACCCTAAAGTATATAAATGTACAATACCAATCTTTTCTAACTCACCCACGATTGTACGTTGGAGGCGTTGAATTGTTCGTGCAAATCTTATGTCCTTCTGCGCTAGGGTGGTCTTGTCTTCTGATGCTCCATCTCCTCGCGAAAGGTATGACTGCGGTACCTTTAGAGCTGAGAATAATTTATCCCTTAAATATTTGACATCATCAATATCACCAGTATATTGCCCGCCGGGCAGCGGTTCAATCTTTGAAGATGTCTGCCCCCTGACCGGGATGAAATAATCCTCTTCAACACTTAAAGGATTATAACGCAAGTCAACTCGCCCGGTAGAATCGTTCACTACTTGGTTTCTCTTCATCTGTGTGATTGCTTTTTGCATATATTGTTCGACATCATTGGCTGCAATGTGCCCAACATCGATATAGAACACCCTTCGTTCTGGTGCCCTAACGATACGATACGCCATCATGGCGTCTTCTAGTAGTGTGAGTTGTCTCCAGATTCTTCTTGAAGACTCGAGGACGCTCGTTCCATAAGGCGCATATTTATCATTGCCGAGAATCCTAAAGTGAGCAACTTGCCAGTTCTCAAAAGTCATGCCACCACTGTTCCATTGATACTGCACATAATTTGGATTCGTTTTATCTTCTCCTTCTAGTCTCTCTACTTCATGAGCCGGAAGACCAATAACATTCTGGATTCCTTCCTTCTCGTCAATATCGAGATACAAGAAGAAGTCTCCATATTTGCAGGTAGAGCGACACCACCCAAACAGATTGTAATTAACATTCATGATATTGCGATATAAATTATTCAATACTGTCTTTAGTTCTTCATTGGGACAGTCAATACTAAGCATGTCTTCTAAAGAAGTGTGGGTAGTCATTTCGTCAGCGTAGACATCAAGACTCGAATTCGAGACTATCATGCCGTTTTCTAAGCAGTAATTCTCTAAATGTTCAACTGTCAAGTCATATACAGCCTCTGTCCTGCCGGTATTTCTAACCTCTATTACTTTATGATTACTATACATGTAATCTCTCTTGTAAGCTGACCAACTTTGAAAACCAGCTGCCTGTAATCTACGTCGAAGAAATTGTGTCTTCTTTTCTATATCAGCGAATATACGATTACCAAAATCAAAATTGCGGGCAAACTCAACAAATGAATTGAATTTCAACCCCTCGACGAGGATCTGTTCAGTTGTTATTTCTCTATTGAACCTTCCATTATCACTACCGACACGTCTTGTTCTCTCCTTTAGTGACGGTTCGTTGGCATATTTTAACTTCATTACCTCAGAATGATGCTTGGATTTCCATGCGCGCCATTCAGGATCTGCCCACAATGACTTGGCATGGTGTGAAAAAATATTTGCCATTTTTTCTGCGTATTCCAAATCCTCTTTCCACCTCTTTTTATTCATCCTGGAGGTATGCTCTGACATAAACACCTTACCTTCTTCTGAAGCTTGCCACCTTTTAAGTCCAGCTAGTGCACGCTCCCTGTAGGCGGAGTCATTCCACAATTCCTTACAAGTGGTGGATCGCTTTTTATTAGTAGCAGGTGAAATGCCATGATGCTTCATATGTGCATCAGGAGCCATAACTTTCAAATTAACAGTCCTATTATCAGTCTTTATCTCATTAATATGATGTACATGATCGCTGCCGATATCTTTACTAAGTACATCCTCCATTATATAACGATGCGCTTGTTTGTATTTGCCCCGCTCTTCGGTACGCAGTTTGAGATATCCAGCTGAATTGGATCTATAGTCAAACTGGTTTAGACTTTCTCCAGGTTGCAACGTGCCAGCTTGTTTATATGTACCGTCTTTCATCATTATTCTATGATCAGCTGTACAGAATAGGCTCTTGCCATTATCGATAACAACTTCAATCAATTCTTTTACGCCAGTTATTCTTGGATGATGTGCGTTTCCAATCGTATAGCAATTACGATGATGATCCCATGACCATATCTCAAAATGCTCGTTATTGGCATATTTTCGTGCTAATTCTTTTATTTCTATAAACCCTTCTAGAGTAGCTACTTTAGTAGTACCATCTAGACAACCGATCTCTGGCGTAAATTCCATTTGATCAAAGTCCAAATAGCGTTCGCTTCGATTTTGGTTTGCCATCGCATTAGCTTGAATATGTTCAAATGGACTATAGCTAGCCTTCTTAAACCCTTGCCCACTAGCTGAGTCAAATCTATACTTATCTAATTTCTTTCTCTTTTCTTGGCGATAATTTTGTTGTCTGCGATTAACAATAGGACCAGAAAAGATCCTAGTTAATCTTTTGTATAGCTTATCTTCTGAATTTCTAGGGTTTCGTCCATTTTTCATATTTATTCGCCTTCGTGCCATTTTTAACACTTCTAGTTATTTTTTATACTCGTTCTATTATTCGTCTCTATCCTTTATAAAGCCAGCCGTATTGGGCTCTCGCCAATTGCCTTGAATCATTAGTCAAGTCTAGCGACCTTTTATAACCCAATTGCCCAGGTATCTGATTGCTCATCTTGGTGCTTGCTACAAAGACAGAATCGAGCATCGCCTTGTTGTAATTGACATCCTTCACCGCCATATCGATTGCTGTATCTCTCACCCAACAAGCGATAGCGAGAGACATAACGAGGTCATCATTTTTATTCTTCTGAGCCTCTGGTCTACCATTTCGCCATACGAATGTCGCCAATTCCTCGGAGGTGCGACGCGAATTAAGCTTCACTTGCTTATTTCTAATAAACTCCTCTAATTTGGCAATTGAGATTGGGCGCGTTTTCATGGAGGTGGTAAAACCAGCAATTGAGCTGTTGTTGTTCATGGCTTCTAGTTGAGTTATAGACTTATGACTTCCCTTCATCGAGAAGTACAGATTTGGATACTCTAGTTCGATAACCTTATCCAGGACAGAGACACCGAAGTTATTGTTTTCGATAACCAAAAGCGCATCGCCGAATTCTCGACCAACACCATCAAGAAATACAGAATACATATCTAAATTAACTTTACCATGATATTCCGCAACTTGCTCCATCGTTTCAATCTTAAAAACGTGAGCCGCTGAGTAGTCAACTGCATCGCCTCGCGCAACATCAGCGACTACCATGTAGGTATATTCTGGCTTATATTCTTCCCAAATCCAATAATTTCTGTCAAATCCAGTTCGATATTTAGGTTCTTTCACAGAAGAACGGATCCATTCAAGATCTTCAGGGCTTATGACTCCTTCTCCAGACATATTGAAAGAGCATTCATGCTCTTGCGCCACATCACGACGGGAAAGATTTCGGCACGCTTGCTCAAACCAAACCTTGTCTCGTTCCGGGTGTACACTCCAAGGTAGTTCTAGATGATGAAAGTCGTTTGAACCGTTTTGCGAATTTACATATGTTTCATGAAACCAGTTTCCAACCCCATTAGGCGTTGAGAGCGCAATACATCTTCCTCCTGTAGATAACGTTGGATATATGCCCTTCCATAGGTCTTCAAGACCCTCAACAAAGGCTGCCTCATCAATAACTAAAAGCGACAGAGCCTCAGATCTACCAGCGTCCGATGACGTAGACGAAGCTTTAATCCATGAACCGTTCGATAATTCGAAACTAGTCTGATTGTTGACATTGATAGTGGCTATTTTAATCCAGTCTGGAAGGTGGTTTATCATAGCCTTCACCTTTCTTACTAAGTTAGCCGCCACTTCGAATTTAGTCGAAATAACGACTACACTCTTTTCACGGCGAAACAAAAGCAGCCAGGCGATATACCCGGCTACGATCGTTGAGATCCCAAGCTGTCTCGCTTTCAATATAATATTGAAACGATGATCATTAAAATCTTGTAGAAGATTTTCTTGGAAGTCATATGTCTTGAATGAAATCAGTCCTTTTTCAGGATGGCTGATCTTACAGTAATTCTTAATAAAGTAGACCGGCTCTCTGCCACATTTCTTTATTTCATTCTTGATTTTTTCTTTTGTAAGTCTATACCTTTTTACCATCATTACCTAGTGTACACCGCCAACATGTTTTTTTAAGTCCTATTGCGCTTTTCGGTAAAGTAGTATTTTTTTCCTAGAAGAAGGAACTTCTTGAGTTCCCTTTGAACTGTGTTGACTGATTCATTCATTTCTTCCGCCTCAGCTTCACGAGGCTCCTCTGTAATCGATTCTTTGACGAACCTGCTAACCTCCTCAGCTATTATCTCTTTGAGGCGCTTTGGCGTAATTTTCATTGTTTTTTCCTCCAAATAAAAAATTATATTCTACCACCCTCTCTTATCATTATTACCCAATTTAAGCCAATCCTTGACTGAACTTTCTAGTGAACGGGGCTTTTTCTTTGTCAGCCCCTCGATGTTCTTTATCTCGTAAACACACTGAGCTATCACCCAATTGCGTACTCGTGAAGCACTTTCGGTTCTCAAATCCATTTTTCCCTTTTGCTTGAGATTTAGGGAGTTCCCGGTTACCTTCTTATACTCTCTTTTTAGGTATTTTACCACATCATTAACCGTCTGTTCGACCTCTTGCTCAAACTTAGGATCGTGCACTTCTTTCAAGGAGCACTCAGAGTGATAAACTAGAACCAAGTTATTGCCTTGGAGCTTCACCTTGAAGCCGTCAATGATTCTTCTGTCGTTTAGCTCAAATTCTTGTTCGCGCTTTAATCCGGTTTTGACCGGGGTACCGTCTTTGTCAAGTGCGCCATCAAAAGTATTAGCCATTACTTGAGATATTCCCTGGACGACTTCAAGAGTTGTAGCCATTAGTCCTCCACCACTTCTTTTCTTTCGGCTCTCGAAGTGAGAACGTCTTTTCTCAATTGTTTAAGCATTGCTTCGACTACTCTTGCATCTTTTCGGAGACGTACCCCGGCTGAAACATTACCTGCGGTTGCTTTTTCCGCGTCTCTCCGCATGAGAATCATTTCGTCTATAACTTCTTCTAATTTTCTAGCTAGCATTTTTTTCTCCTTTTAAAAGCCATTTTTGCTCGCGCCCTTCAACATATTGAATATAACATTTATAGCAGCAAGCAAACTTACACATATAAACGTCATCCCTTATTGTAAACGAGTATTCCTCGCAGGTCGGACACTTTCTTTCGGCAGTGTTGGTAAATAGTTTTTGCTTAATTAAAAACCCGCTTTTTTCGACCGCTGGCGCTTCTTTGACACCTTTAAGGTCATTAAGTTCCCTTTCGTCCCTTTCTTTTATATATTTCTCTTCCTTATCTTTGCTCCACTTCGAATACGGACTCTCAAGAGCCTCTTTTCCATATTTCTCCTCGACTGCCTTCTCCAATCCTGCAATATAATCTAAACTTTTTATCATCTTTTTCCTCTATCCTACAGTGGTACCAAGGTAGTTCTATTGATTTGTGTAGCGGCGAAGAAGATGGCAACAGAAGCGACTATTGCTACTATGCTGCCTAATGCTAGACCGCCAGAAAACCAATATGAAGTATTATTATTTGGCATATCCTCTAATTGCTTATACAATCTTTTTATCTCTAATTCTTTCAGCTCCATAACATCCTTATACTTGATGTCCTGCGTGGCTATAATAATTTCCAGTTTCCTCTTTTCCAAAGAACTGGCTGAGGTTATCTTTTCTTTCTCATACCTTATATTCTCCTTGCAAAGAGCTTTTTGAACTCCTGCTTCAGCTAGCACCTTGGCTGCTTCACTGTTAGTTAGAAGCATTCCATCGAATGGAGCCGCCTCGCCACTTTTTATTACTGTTTGCGCGAAAGATGGTAAGGAAAGAGCCACAATTAAGGAAAATATAACAACTATCTTCATAACTCAAATTCCTCTTTTATCTTACTGGCTAGGACTTTTGAGTCTTCAAGCTCCAACTTTCTTCTTTCTTCTCTGCTCTTTGTGAGAATATTCTCCAGAGCCAGCTTGTTGCGTCCTTCAATTTTTAGTGCTGTCTTTTTATATTCTGCCGTCGCTTCAGCCAGCTTTTCATCCTCTTCTTTCTGTAAATTCTCTATTTTTCTTATTTGTTGCAGAAACCCATCACGGCTTTTTTTAATAATAGTAAACAATCTATTCGTGTCTCTTCCCTTTAGAAAATACATAAAGAATAATATCATAACGCCGAATAGTCCGGCTGCAAAGAAAAACCACTTTTTCTTAATCCACTCTCTCATCTCTACCCCCTCAAAAGGGCGACAGCATCGACAACTGCTTGTCCGCCAATATAAATAACGCTTATGTTGACCCAATCAGAAGGAGGGACTAATCCAAAAAATAGTGCTGCAGTCGCCGTCGACCAGACTAACAGCTTCCTACTTACCAGTTTCGAGATATTCTTGTCTATGAACCCCCCCTGAACACGAACACTTTCATCTTCTTCTTTCATTCTCTAGCTCCTTCTCTATGGTCTCCATAAATATTTCAGTGTCAACCTTAGTTGAGCCAGAAATCTTAGCTAGGCAAAGGTATTCTTCTCTCACTTGGTTCCTCTCTTCTTCCGATTCACAGCCCTTAATAAGGGTCTTAAACACGTACTTAAAATTCATTATCAGTTCTCCACATGTGCACACTTGTCCACTTTATCGATATCAATCTGCAGGTCTACTATATCCTTTAGAGCATCTAGGTGAGAAATGATCAACACCGTCTTGAATTGCGTCTTCAGCATTTCTATTATTCTGACAAAACCTTCCATGTTCTCTTCGTCTAACGCAGTTGCAGGCTCATCTAAGATAAATAGATCGCCCTGTGGCAGATTGCTTATTTTAATAAGTGATAAACGTATAGCCATCGCCGAAAGCATCTTCTCTGCGCCAGATCCAAGTTCTAGTGGTCTAGCTTCGAATTTTGGATGCTTGATCAAAATGTCCAATTTCTTCCCATCTTCTTCAAAAAAAACTTGAAAATCAACGACATTGGCGAGGACTTTTGAGATCTCATTATTGATTGTTGGAAGGCTTCCTTTGATCACATCATAACTAATTCCATTACTATGCATTGAGCAGTTATACAGATCATAAGCAGAATATTGTACATGTAGATCACTCAATTCCCCTTGGAGCTCCTCTGCTACTTGTAGGCGGTGTTCCAGAGAGCCATGATTTTTATATAACTCAAGCAGTTCTTCTTCATAACTAGCCAATTCAGCTTCTAGGGTGCTTTTCGAACCCCTGCACTCTTCTTGCTTGACATATAAGGATTTTAATTTCTCAACCTCTTCTTTATTCGCTCTATAATCAAACAAATCACTTTCTGAAGTTTTTATCTCTTTGTTGGTTTTATCGAGATTCATGCCGTCAATTGTCTCACTTGCCATCAGTGCGCTCAACTTTGTGCTCTCCTCTGTCGCACGCTCTCTAAGTTTCTCATATTCTTTTAATAGTTCACCATTATCAGGTCCAAGTAGGCGATCGATATTAGCTAAATTTTGGTAAGCCTCGTTGAGGATCGTCAATTTACCATCAGTAGTAACGCTTTCTTTGCTTGCTCGCTGAGCATCTGTTAAAAACATGCATCCTAAGAATCTATCTCCGCAAGGGACCTTCGCTAGCAACGACTGCTTTTTATTTTCTCTATCACGCTTAGCATCATACTTTTCTATTTCTCGTAAAATTCTCTGCAACTCTATAACGTTCTCTCTTTTCTGAGCCTGTTTTTCTTTCTCTTTTTCAATATCTACTTTCTGTATCAGGTCATTAATCTGAGATAAGACCGATTCTCTTCCTTCACTCTCCTTGCGGGAATCTTCTAGCCGCTTAGTAAGTATCTTTGCTAATTTTCTAGCTTCCTCTAGTTTCTGTTCCTCTTCCTCAAGGTTGAACACCCTTAGCTTCGGTGAGGCAGAAATTTCTTTAATTATCTCAAGTTCTTCTCCATCGAGAATACGCAGTTGTTCTCTTATATTATCACAGTATCCCTTTTGTTGCTTAGTTGCAGCAACATTCCATTCTAATTCACTGCTAACATTTCGCTCTTCTTGTTTTAGATCTCTGCGTTTCAACCTATCTAATGCACCCTTTATTTTTGCAGCATCCTCGGTTGCCAATTTATGCTTTTTTGCATAAATGTCCAAATCAAGAAACTTGCCTAATATTTCCTTTCTCTTTGTCGAACCTTCATTGATAAATGATAAGCCTCCCTCCTGACTCGTCATAGAGGTTAAGAGGAAATCTTCAATAGAACCAAAGTGTCTTCTTATTTCTTTGTCTGTCTCGTTCCTTGAGTTGCCGTTGAGCTTTGTTTCGCGACCTGTTGCAGCATCTTTCAGTAAGAATTGCACATCAGTCTTTGCTTCTTCTGTCTCCTCTCCTTTCAGCTTCTTTATATATTTTTCCGCACTTCTCTCAATAGTGTAGATATTACCATCTACCTCTAACTTTACCATACCACAGCCATAAGATTCGTTTTGATTAATAATATCAACGTTCTTTCTCACATTCTTGGAGGTAGAATTCTGAAGTGTCCAGAGGAAACTATCGATTATGCTTGATTTACCGGAGAAATTCTTACCGAAGATGCCGACCACACCCTTGAGCTTGTCGAAATTTAGCCTATTCCCTGTCCCGTAATTAAAGAGATTATCCCAAGTAAGCTCCTTTAAGCGCCATTTGATATTTCTGAGAGTGTCTTCTGATTGTTCAACTTCAGTATTATATTTTCTGTTCAACTCCAGAATTCTTTGCATCACTTCATCATCGACACGATAATCGTTCAGGTATTCCTTGATGAGCTTCTCTTGGACGGCAATATCTCTCATATCTTCAATCTCAAAGCCATCAACTGATTCTCTTACGGAATTCCTCGCAGTCCCCACTTTGTTGAAAAAGGTTAATGCTTCCGGCTTATAGCGCGATTCAGCGACCTCCAAAGCATTGCGAAGCTGTTCTAGAGTCACTTTACTGGTACCAACAATTCGCATTCGGCTGCCAGCTTGAACTTTTAGCTCAGGCAATATGCCGCTTTCTGGTAATTTAATTGTAATAAAGGGGGTCGGGTTTTTTATCTCCACGTGTCTAACTGTATAATCGCTCTTTGAGATTATGTCCCAAATCAAAAATCCTTTATCGTCCGACTCTCCAAAGTTCTGCTGTACCGTGCTCCCTGGGTATCTGTATTTCTCGCTAGCACCGACAAATTGATTTGTCTTATGAATATCGCCCAAGAGCGCGTAGTCACAACCTTCAAAAATGCTCTCGTCGTAATCCCCATTATCTAATGTGTAACCGGTGTCAGTTTTGACTCCATTAATAGCACCATGGTATAACGCTATATTGATTTTTTCTGGGTCAGTTGGAGGAAGCCACTCGCCCTCCTCTTGTAATATTGACTTGATAATGAAAGTGATATCATCGTTAAATTTATACTCGCAAGAGTCTTTAAACAACTTTAAATTATTATGCCTCAAGGTCTCGACAATTGGTGTTATTGCGTCCTGTCGAGCCTTATTTTTGATGTTACAGTCGTGATTTCCCAAAATTATTATGGTAGGCGAAATGTCTGCCAAGTTTTTCAAAAAAGCCGCCGCCATTTCAAAATATTCTGGACTTAACTGTGTCTTCGTATGTGCTAAATCTCCACAATGTACTATACAATCTGGCTGTGCTTGCTTAACTTCCTCATATAACTTCGCGAATACTTCTCTATATTCACTATGGTATTTTAGATTTTTTATATGTGTATCAGCAATATGCACGATACGACAACCTTCTCTCTTCTTTTCCACATTTCCTCCCGTCTTAGATTATTCTCGAAACTTCATATTCCAGATACGAAACTGTATCCATCAATGGAGCTTCATTCTTCCTTTCGATAAATTTTTCTTTTGTCATTTCTCCTACGTCTTCATACCCGCTCACATCTACCTTGTACATTTCGACATCGTATGAAAGAAGTGCTTTTATCAATTGTAGGGCTTTTTTCTCCGCATCTGGATCTAAAGCTACATATATCGCCGTATCATGCTTCACTATTTCCTGAAAGAGTTTCGAATTCTCGTTCAAAGAAGAGCCGAGTAGCGGCACGGAGTTGGTTGCCTTGATGGCATCGAATGTACCCTCTGTTAATACTAAATCGTTTGCCCAATCTATGAACAGCTCGTTGAAGATAATGTCTTTACTGACATTTTCCGGCAGTTTATATTTGCGCCACTCATCAGTATAGGTTCTGGCGATAAAGTAGTTTATCTTTCCGTCCTTGTTGAAAGATGGTATTATGACCCTTCCGGCATATTCCCCCGTACTACAATAGCCTATTTTCCACTTGAGGATGTCTTCTCTACCTATCAATCTCTTTTTTAGGTACCTTAGTGGAGCAAGTGAAGTGAGCGGCAACTTCTTATTTGCTAAGGAAATGAACTCTTTTGGCAACCCTAGGACCTGTTCTTTAACTACCTCGTCTGGTATCTTAAAGAGGTCATCCAACGAAGAGTCGGAAAAATCTACCTGCTCTTCTAGTTCTTCCCATCGCTGGCGAGCAAGGAAGCTTCCATATTTTTTGATCAATCTATAAATGTTGACTGAATTATATCCACAAACCCAACACTTGAATGCCCCCTTTTTTATATTCACAGAAAGTTTTTTCTTGTGGTGTTCGCATTTTGGGCAAAAGAATAAAATTTCATCACCAGAGAAGTGATGTTTACCAAATATATCAACTAATATTGAACGTTTCTCTTCTTCGTGCATTTAGAAAACCTGCATACGCAACCACATAACTGTCTGCCATATCAAAAAAATATGGCTTTGGGTTGCCCTTTGGAGTAAGTATAATTTTGAACCACGATGAATGATTGTCATGCATATATTGCATGACAACCTTCTTAGCCTTTGTCCCCCTTGGGACAGTTATTCCGCATGTTTTTCTAGCGGTCGTAGCTCCTATGTATTCTGGCTCGAGTCCAAAAATATCATACACTAGCCAACTGACCGTACCATTAAATTTTGCTAGTGTCAAGATTGTTTTAGCCGAAGAGAATCCTGGTCTAAAAGCTTGCAAAGACTGTTCTATAAGAAACTGCTCTATCTTATACTCTGCTTTCAGTTCCTTTATTTTTTCCCTCGCAAACGATATTTTATCATAGAACGTCTTGCACTTGCGAAGATCCCAGTAGTCGTTCATCAAAACGACGCCATTATTATTAAGTATTGTAATACCAGTTATACTGGTGCTTATATCTAGACCACAAATCATATGCTTCCCCTAGAATGCGTTGCAGGGTTATAGTAACATAATGAAAAGGAATTTTAAAATATATTAAATTCTGTAATGACACCAGTGATGGAAACTGTTGTGTGGAAGATAGGATAACAATCATCCACCAAAACTTCGCCGCTGTCGTCATATACAAGCATGATATATGCTGCTTGAGTGCCGCTTTTTTGGACCCATGTGTTCGTAATGTTATATGCGAGAGCGTCATCAGATGCATTTCTTGCTCCGACTGAGGTATGTAGGGAAGTGTACTCAAACTGAGTTAGAATATGAGTCTTGTTTGCATGAGGACCGCTAGCAAACTGCTTTGCGTGGAGTCCTCTCGCTTTAGAGGCAACCGAATCACTATTGGCAATCCTGGCTCTCCAAAGAAAGCCGCCGGTGATGGCATCCATGCCCACTAAAACACTTTGTTTCGACGCAAACGGAATAGCTGCTGTGCCCACGAAAGATGTTGTATTCGAGTCACTGCCGCCATATGAGCGAGCTAATGTTAAGAGCTTACCCTTGTTTGCATTCAGGGAACAATTGCCCTGATATGCATAACCATTTGAGCCAATAATGTTGTCGGCAAATCCTAGCGAAAAGTTGCCAGTATTGCGCGGATCTCCATAATCTGACTTAGGGATTCCCAATATGTTGACCCGTCCTAAGAGCCCATATACATTCGGGGCGTTACTACCATATGCAGTAGGATTTCTATTCAAGTTAGCTGTTGAGCCAGCACCAAGCCCTGGGGTTGCCCATGTCCAATATACTCTTGAGTCACTCACCACTGGTGAGCCGGGGTGAGAACGGGATGATGTAGCTCCAGTTAGGACATCGTCCTGTGCGACGGTAATACATTGCACTGGTTCCAGTTCAAGCGTATATTTTGCCAAATATGGTTGTTCGGCGTCACCTGCGCCGTCGGTTGTAAAAATTCTCGTCTTAAAAGTTCCCACCTTGTTCCTTCCGATATTTACATAGCCACCGTCGCTATCCCTTCTGCCGTTATACTGACATGAAAAGTGCAAATGCTCACCATCTGGATCTTCTACGATATAGGATGCCAGTGAATCCGCTTGTACTCTTGTCCAGACTGTGTTACTAGTCGTAACATCAAAGTTATCATTGACAACAATATTGAGACCGTTACCAGTAGCCGGGTCTATTTCGAGAATGAATGCGCTTCTTATGTGTTGTGCCAAGGTTACTTTAGTGGGGTAAGCTAATCCACCATATACAGTGCCGATTGCGGGTGATGCGCCGTTCCTTACAGTCCTCATTGTACCAGCCATGTATATTCTACCACCGATCACTTTAATATTCTGGAGTGAATTATCCATATAGCTAGTATCAGTTGGGGTTGAAGACCATTGGGTGGAGTGAGACCATTCATGGGCACCAGCCGCTGAGAACTTAGCCCAGAAAGACCACGTTTTGCCAGTTCCAGCTGGTTTGATAACGGTTGCAAGTGTCGCAGCATCCTTGTCTTTAAAGGTGACAGTTGTGTTTGTTACAGCTGAAGTTCCGCATACGATAAAAGAGCCATCTGGCAGTTTATCAAAGCCATATAGGTTCGTTTTTGCAGAGCCGTTTCCATTTGTTGTGATAACAAAAGCCAAAGACCCGGCTGGAGTATATGAACAAAACAAGCCATAATCTATGCCCGCACCACCTGGATTTGTTACGTCGACAGTAGTTGGGCTCACTTCATCCTTTTCAGCAAATCCAGCTAGACTAATATTTTGGTTATGCTGTGCCGTAAAGGCAAATGCGCCCGTCTGTTGGGCGGCAGCTTGCGTTCTCACTTTGCCCGCTAGCCTGTATTTTATTTTTCTGATCGCCATTAGATATCCAATTTAAGTTTGAAGCTGTATGCATCCGCTTCTTTCTTTCTCACCGGGGTTGCGACCTTTGCTATGGCTATCAAGTTTTGCTCATTATCATATATCCCTATCTTGGAAATATACGTTATTTTTTCAAAACTTGCCGAGGTCTCAGTCCACGGTGTCTTCGAGGTGTTTACGATCTCCAAGTTATCTCTTTCTCGATATATATTTGAGCTTGTAAAGGGAGAGCGAAGCTCTATCTGACCTCTTTGAATATAAGTGGGATTATTTGAATGATTCAGCTCGCCCTTTGGTGCATGAGTAAACATAGTGATTACTTGCACATCTTGTGTGCCCTGAAAATCAAAAGCAAAGCTTGAGGATGGTACAAGGTCTATCCCACTTGAGCCAGTTGTAAGAAAGTGTCTCCATGCGGGTGCGACACTTGCAGTTGTCTCAGGGACAAAATTATCAGTGTAAGAGTCGTGGAGATCCCAGCTGCCAGTGAGAACCAAGAAGCCTTCACGATAAAGGACCACCCCAGCAACACTACCCGAGCCAGGGCTCCCTTGTGGACCAACCTGGATAAGCTCTCCATTCCTATTCTCATCTTTCAATTCTGCTATGAGGGTGCCAGTTAAATAAAACTTGCACGCAATAGAGCCCTTCTTGATAGAGGAGCCATAATGAAGGGCAGAAAGCTCCACCAATCGCAATGCTTGTGAAGATTTATCGCCCAATGATGATGAATAACTGTAGTGTCGGCTCAGCGGAGCGTAATAATTAAGCGTATTTTTTAACGAGGTCATTTTGCCCCTACTGCTACCTGCCGGATTATAGTGAGAAGAAATATCAATTGTCTGTGGGTAGGAATTTCCTGTAATGATGCTCCCATATTGAAATTCCCCAAACGCGGTTGTCGTGACAGTCTTAAAGGCACCCATTGTCCCATCTTTAGTTATAAAAGGGTATGGTGCAACACTGCTCGTCAAGAACTCATTGAGTCTAACTTCGCCTCCTGTAACCCTGTCGTAATGTATAACACCGTTGCTAATGATGAACTCGCTTTGTGGGTGTGCCCGAACAGTGTTTGTGAACAAATCGCCTTCTTTGAACTTTTTTAACATCAACAACCTCTTTGTATAAAATCCCCCTAGGAGAAAATTAAAAATCCAATCTAACTCTGAGCACTAGCTCATTTGTTGGATCTTTTTTCAAAGGCTCGCTAAGTTTGCTGACGGCTAGAAGCTCATTATCAGCAGAATACATCCCAACTGTTGTTATATATGTCACTGGTGTATCGACACTATTCTGCTTTACACGAATCTTACTTTCAGATAAGTAAGTTGGGTTAGCACTATAGTTGAACTCATTGTGGTTTACTCTACAGAAATAAATCGTAGAATTCAGCTCAGTTGTGTTGTTAAAGTCTAAATCAGCAAAACGATTGCGGAAAGCATCTGCGATAACTTCGATTGTACTACTTGTCAATGCACTATCAATGCTACTTCCGCTCCCGTTGCTGCCACTAAATTCAATACCATTAAACACCGAAGCTGAGATTACTGCAATACCTGCTTGATAATAAATAAGTCCAAGCCCAGTATCAGCGGTTACATTAGCTGAACTTGTATATAGGGGGGCATACTCGCCAGCGGGCGAATTAACACGAAAGTCATTTGCCGCACCATGATCTCCGAGTAATTTTAAATTTGCCATAGGGGCTGCATATGTACTGCCAGTGCCTAACTGAAGGTCAAAAGAGTCCTTCTTAATTTCGTCCTTGGTCAAAAGACGTGCCAAATTAATGAAGATCACCTCCTTTAGCTTGTTACCCCCTGCCAACATGTCGCCGTCGGCATCAAATTGCAAAATACCTCCCGTAATGTCATGTCCGACCAATACTTGAGCCATCTGATTATACATGTTGATTTTTTTGGCGTTCTGGACTGTCGAAGAACTCGACAGAGCAGACGATGGTGAAATACCAACTGCGATATCAAAGATATGATTTGCTGACGAACTTAAATAAGGATAATCATATACTGATTGAAAAATGCCGTGAGCATAGTTCTTGATATTGTTATCACTATAAGTCGTATTAACGATGTTACCTGTTACCGGAATACTTTCGTGCAGCAAAGTTCTGGTTGTAGTCACGTCATTGTTAATAAATGTTTTGAATGAAGTTGCCATAATGTTTCCTTTTTATCTATCCCTCACAGCTCTCGCTGTAGGTTAATAATGTTTATTTCTCTACTATACCAACTTTATAAAACGCACCGGGATATCAAGGCGTGCGCCAGTTGTGGCACCGGTCACTCTCACAATTGTATCTATTTTATTGATGGCTGTTTGATTTGGAGCGATCGTAGTTGCATTACCTAATTGGTCAAATAGGAAATCACTAGTATTTAGCTCTAATGATGATTGAATCGAGAATTGCAGGATTGTTCCGCGTGGTCCTTCGATCGTCTGTGTCTGCTTCCGCTCTCTTTCTTCGTTTTCGAGAACGTAATCAAGGTCAGTACCCAATGAGAAGAAGTAGCTCGCCATGTTGTCATCATCGATGAAAGATACTTTGGCGGCTCTTCCGCTGACGCGACTAGCTAGCTTTCCCAAGCGATTGTCTATTTCTACTATAAACTGAGTCTCTACTAGATCAGAGTCAATAGTGATACTTGGGGTAATTTCAGTAGTATCAAGACCCTGATCACACCTTATATATGTTCCGCCCTTCAGGGTTTCACCCAGCATGACCCCGTCAACTAGTTGATTGTCTACGACACTTACAGTATCCTCAGTATTTTGGTCTACTGCCACAAAGAAGGCACCCGAGACATGCATAGAGGTCTTTTCGAATTGCTCATTAAGCTTCACAACAGGGAGGTATAATAAATTGGTGCGAGGAATTGACAGGAGGCGTGATTTCATTGAAGCTGCATTATCCGCAAATGCTTCTAGAATGGGTGTTTGAAGTATTTCTAGGTCATAATAGGCACTCCCTGAGGCATTATTCCGATCATAGAGAGCATAGTCGATTTCATCATCTCCCAGTGCGAACTTGGCGATCTTGAAAGAGCCATCACCTTTGGCTAGTCGATATCGACCACTGTCTGTGAGCACTGCATCCAGTATTATGTCACCAGAGTTATCTAAAAATGCCATTTATTCCACCTCAGTAATTTTATTACTTTTTTTAATATTTTCTATCGCATCTAAAGGTCTTAAATTTTCTAATGCCCAGCATTTTTTAAAATTAGGATCTTTCATGCTCTCATAAATAGTAGCGCCCTGTGGAATAACATGATCTATGTTCCACGTTCTTTTATTCATCAACGATTGTAACACCTTTTGTTCATTATTTAATTTTTTCCTCGTGCTTATGTGCGAATCTTACTTTAAAATCAATCTTCTTCCCAGTGGATCTCGAGGTAAGTCGTACTACAAAATCCTTTTCCCATACTTTGTCATCGACAACACCAAGGTGTAACTTTGATTTCAGCTCAGTTGCACTTTTCGCTCCATCGAAACCTGATTTTTCCTCATCAATGAGGGTCTGCAGGACGTTGGGAACTAGTTGTATGTAACGGCGCATTTGTTTTGTCGCAGTACGTTCCTGGGTACTAAATTCTACTACTTCTTTCAATAGAAAGATAGTCCCCCCTTCATTTATTAACTCTACCTTGATTATCGGTGTAGGATTAGAGAAGTTGTTGTGGCTGTCGAATGCCCTGAAGGTATAGTAATATTTCTTATTCGGTATCAGGGTATCGACATAACTTGCAGCTGTAGCTGATTGGAGCGTCTTAAAATCGATGTCAGTGCGAATACTGGCTAATAAATTACCAGCAAAATCGCGGTAACTAGTGGGATGGATATCAGTGCGGTAAACTTCAAACGAGGTAGACTGGTCATCTGCCTTAAAGCGTATCGGTGCACCAAGTGCAACACCCCTTTGTTTCCTCAGATTATTAAAATACTTCTCTTCTCCATGATTTATGGTTATAGGATTTGCCATAATGTTACCTACATTGCCGTTCATCAAGAATAACAACTTATTGTCTATATTTTTATATGGTATTATATTGATATCCGGCATAATGGGTGGATCATCAACCACGACGCTATTAAAGGTATAATATTTATTCTCATATAACCTAATCGAAGGCTGCTGCTCCACCTTGAAAGTGGCATGTCTCACATAACTATCAACATCTGGCTTGTCATACCTATATTTGTTTCCAATAACAAGCTGATATGCATAAACTACATAAGTGTATTTTTTATTATATTTCACTTGTGTATCAATAAATCTTAACACATCTATCTCATTCGAATTAGGAAAATAGTGATTCTGTAACAGCTTGCCACTAACATCACCTTCATACTTTGCGACACGATATAATACTGTCTCTGAATATGCAAGCCTTCCCTCCAGGAGCGACTCAAATGTCCTAAACTTTTGCCTAATCAATCTCTGGAGTTTACCATAGAAGATAGTGAACATTAGTGATTTAAAAAATTTACTTTCTTTTCCGTCGAGGTGTTTCCTTCTATTTTCATATTTGCCTAAAAGTACAGAATCTTCTCCCGATATGCCAGTTCCAGTCTCCATAGGAGCCAATACGGTAGTTAAATCCCATGCACGTTTAGTAACATCCGAGAAAGCAGCTACCTTCTTGGGGTTTCCGTTGCCCAATTTCTGGATTATTGTTTCTTCTGATTGCTGACAAGACTCCGTAAAGGAGTCCTTCCCACTAATCAGCTTTGCCATTTGTGCAACAAAAGAATCGCTTAAATTAGTATCTTTTAGGACTTGAGCAAAAGTTGTTGTCTTGTCGGTACTAAATTGCACGTCGACATACATCGGAAACATTTCGCGTTTATCGTTGAACTTCTTCAACATCTCGCTTTCGCCTATTGGCAACAAAACATTCGAAAACTTCTGTCTCAAATCCTCAATCACTGTGCGCGGAGCATTATTATATTGTCTCGCATATAGATCGTAATATTGCCCAATAGGGTGCGTCTTGATATCGAACTTTTGTTGTCCTTCTTTTTTGGTGAAAAGACCATCCTCTACCTTAATGGTATCAGATAAGGTTATTAGCTCTCTAAAGTCTGGGTTCGGATTCTCACTCGTCAACTCTGAAAGAAAGGCATACATGTTCGGTAGCGTATTCTCCAGGACACCATCCTCACTAATCTTCTTTTCAAAAACTTCTGCAAAGAAATTATACTCAGCAGCCACTTCAGCCGATAAACCAGCCTGTGGAACATTCATTTTCTCTAATTCTTCTCGAGAAAAAGGCAAAGGCATTTCATATGCGTGATCGAAATAAAAGGTGTTCTTATCAATAGTAGCTTTTAAATCTTCAGCTATCGTGGCTCGCTTTGTAGTTGAGCCATTATACCTGCCACCGCTAACATACGATTTCCAAAATTGCTTTGAATGCTTCTTCTCTGCATTATTGAAGGCACCCTTTGTCGAACTAATATCAACCCACTCTTCGGTTATCCCGAAATCGCTTGCTGTGTCAATATCAACCGGCGCTCGATAGTTTATAACATAAGGTGCCGATGCTTGGGTTGCATTGATAAATTCAAATTGTTTTTGCTTACTATCGATCGTCCAATAACTACCAACCCTGCCTCGCAAAGCATCTCTTACAAAGGTTTCATTATTTTCCGGAGCACTATTTTTCTCATAATACTCCCTAGAGGGACCATATGACGATGACGGAATCACTCGGAGCATCCTACCAACAGAAACGATCTCAGTTTCGTTTCTGGGATGCTCTGACATCATCTCCGGCAGCACCACAAACTCTTCCGATTGTAATTCTTTTGTTTGTACCTCTTCTAGTATTTCGTCATCGGTTTGGATTATCTCTGGTCTTGTTTTATCTTTTCCTCTCCCTCGACGGCGCTTCTCGAATACAGCTAAAGCCTTCTTAGCTCCCTTTTGTTTTGAGGAGGCAATGCCACTCTTTGAAGCCAGTGTTCTTGCTATTTCATTAAAATCTAATTTCTTTGCCATTACTCGCCTTCCATCTTTTCTAATTTGTCATAATACTCTGGATCTTCCATTAGATGATCCATAGCAATCTCGGTTGCTATTGCTTTGCTTGTAGTGTGTTCTAATTCTACCCTGACGCCTCTTGCGAGGACACTAGAGGGGAAATCGGAAGGCTTCTTGGTATCCGCTAACCCGCCAGGTATTTTGTCCTCACAGAGCCTCTTATTTCTTTTTTTCATGATTATTCTTATCATTTAATTATCTTTCCATCTTGGCATATTTCTTCCTCTACCTTAGCTACTATAAGGGTTGAGTTAGTGCTCAATGTCCTAAACCCTATAGAGCTGGCGGCTGCTTCCAAGTTTTCTAATATTGTATTGCCTTCCACCACATTGTTTCTTAAATATTCTGTCTCGATAGCTGATGTTTGACAATCGGTAGCAACCACTTCAATGGCTACCTTGACATCAGCCTGAATCTTCTCGCCCCGTATTATTATCTCACTAGTTACTCTCTTTTCACCAACTGCAGCTGTGTTATCGCCGACTCTGAAGGTTTTTTCGATTCGCGCTCCTTGACTATCGGTTTCAATTATTTCAATCTTAACAGGCGTGGTCTTGCTGCTTTCCTCACTATTGCCTACTTTATTAGTATCTACTTGTATAATATTCATTGTAGGAAGTGCAGCCCTTATCTCGCCAATAATTTTATTAGTCAAGACCCCCGTCTCTACAATAATAGGAAAAGAGGAGCCAGACTTCTTTTGCTTCTTTGGAGTCAAAACAAAATATTCATCATAAGTAGCATAAGACAACCCCTTATTTCTCTTTAAACCCAGCGCGTCTTCTCTATATGGTCTCATTCTACACAAGATACCTTGCCCTACCATCAAATCGTACTTGTCGTTTGTCAGTGTAGACCATATTGGTGCTTGTATAAGAAGGTTGCCATCTACATCTTTCTCATATCCATCAAGAAAATCAACCTTATTGATCATCTTATAAGTAAGATCTATTTCAATGGTTGATTTTATCTTACCAGTAATGACAGAGGAGTCTATGTTTGCATATCTCTCGTCATTAACAAGACTAGAACCACCGCTCTGTAGGAACATGGCTTTTACTTGATTCGGGAATTCTTTAAATTGCTCCATCGTAACTGCTTTATTTAATCCACGGATCATTGTAGTACCATCGTTAGCAGTCAGTACCTTTAGATTATTAACATTGGCAACTGCTTCGAAAGGAGCGCGCTTATTCTCGACTGAGGCTTGGGGTGCCCTTCTGGTCCTTCTATTTGCCCTTCTCGATGTCCTTTTTGAGACATCAGCGGTTCCATTCTGGATTGCCGGTGAAGCTAAAAGACTATAGAAAGGCAGCAAAGCCTCTGTTTCTTGTTCCTCGGTGCGCCCTTCTTCACTGACCGCCGATGCCGGCATTGTGTCTGGCATCTGACATAATGTTGTAGCTGCTGGTAAGAGTGTTAAAAGCTTTTGTGCTTTCAATAAAGTATAATCATCATCGTCCTTTATTGCCTCGACCCTCACCTTATCGATGCTAACTGAAAATCCAGCCACCGCGTTCGCCATAGCCCCTAGTGATGCAGCCCTGTTGCCCTTAATTGGATCGCTCTTGGCGGGAAGTTTTATCGGAGTTTCTGATGCTTTCGTCGCTGCCATCATGGAATATAACTGCTGGCTGATATCACTCTCTGATACCTCCCCTTCATTCATTCTCTGCACAAATCTTTTCTTTTTTGTCTTCTTTGGTGAGCTATTGTTTGCTCCATTAGAGTTCAACACAACAAATGATTTTGTCATTGTATCAAAGCGTGCAGGCATCAGGAAGGCGAAACTAGCTCCCCTGATTGAATCACCTTTGGTTATTTCTTTCCCTTGTGCAGAAATATTAATATCTGGTTGTGCCGTCTTAAAAAAACGGAGTGTTTCAGCATCAACGCGACCACTGAAGGCGTCTCCGCTCAAGGTGCGTATTCCGTCATCGTTCCCTGTCTCGTCTTCACCAAGAGATAAATAATCTATCCCGATTCCCTTCATTACTTCACTATCGAATATTTGGGTAAAATGCTTCTGCAAGAAGAATGTCTTTTTTGGGGCAGAGCGAAGACTGGTACCAGCCATCTGAGAACTTCCCGATAGAAACTTCTTTGGGCTTGTACTCGTCACAGCTCCAACTAATCTGCCTAGTGATGATGCCAAGTCATCAATCATGCCCATAACAGCTGCAACTCCTTGAGGATTGCCGGTGGTTGGGCTCGCAAAGGAATAGAGTGCGTTTAAGAGCTGGTATCTATTTTTCCTATCACTGATGTGGTCAGTAAAGATATCTAATATATCGGCGTAAACCACAATCGGGGCGATCCATGGTGCGCTCATCCTATCTTTGCCTTTGTATCTTTTTTGCATCTTCTCGATAAAGAATTGAGTAAAGCGGTTAGAGACAATATCGTAGTTGCCAGCTGTCACACCTTTAGTAACTGCCTGTTCATCAGGCTTTTCTATATGCGGATCCCTAACCTCAGCCAGATATTTAGACATAGAAGTCTTGCTGCATAAGGAATAGTAGGATGTTAGTTCGCTCTTAGCTAGGAGCAAATTATTTATTTTACTTTCAATAATCTCTACTGTTGCATCATCGATATCTAGTTCGATGACATATCGATAAAGACCATCTGTGACATCCGACATTGTCTTATCCATGCCGGTAAAATGCCTGACACCAAAAAATTCTTCGCTCTTTATTAACTCAACTTCTTTCAAAGAGCCGACCTTATTATTGACAGGTGAGAAGCTTTTCCAGCTACTTTCTCCAGAATTAATAATAAGCTCCAGCGGCTCGTTGTCTGAAAAGGGTGCGATTCCGACTGGTGTACCAGAGCTTGCGAGGCACCCGTTCTCTTTTATACGCTGTCTTAGTACCCTTAAACTGCGAATTTGGCTTCCCTTGATCAGTTCCTCTCTCAGGCGTGGCGTCTTTTCAATAAGACGCCCAAAGAGAGTATTCTCGATGATAACCTTTTCCATATCAACTGAAAAGAAAAACTTTGCATCCCCGTCTTTATCTCTAGCAAGCATCATATCCGAGAATAGGCTTGTCTCCTGTTTCTGGAATACTTCGTCATTACTTTGTCTTTTTATTAAATTATTTCTGTTGGCAGCTTTCTCAAGAATAGAGAAATCAATCTCCAGCTTCTCGACTTTCTTTATATTTCTGAAGTCTTGAATCTTTGTATTGGTAACTACGCTCCTCTCGAGTTTTATCGAATTGGAGGAGGAGGGCGTGCCCGACATCCACTGCTGCCCATCTTTATAAACTGCTCCTTTCCAGATTGCGCCATCGTTGTGAAAAACAAACGTTCTCGCTACAATATCGAAGTCTTCAATAACTATTTCGCTAGCAAGTTTGCCTGCAAGCCTAGTAGAGTCAACATCAAACCCAAAGTCAATTGCCATAGCTGCTAGATCTATTTTTGTAACCGCAAAGTAAGATAGATGTTCTGGCTTTTCCCCGAGCAGTTCAAACTTTAAATTATAAGTAATATCATATACTTCGTTGCCGTTCTCTCCTGTCCTACTTTTGTATTGAGTCAGTTTTGAGTCGGTGCCATCTATATCTTTTTTAACCGATATTTTTCTTACCTTCACGTTATCGTTAATAAGGCGATAAACCTCTTCTATACTGTCAACCCCTAGTGCAATAGCCGCAACTGACATTCTTGTATCTTTATCACTCACTAATATCGTGTTATCTATGAGTTCAAATGCATCGTTACCTGATGTTATCAGAGAGGTTATCTTAGCTGATGTGCTTTGATAAACAGTTAAATTCAGATACTTCCCCATCTCTTTGCTTGAAAACCATGTCCCGACAAGATCATCAGTAACTTGCTCTTTCATGATCAGGTTTAAATTTACCATTAGTCTGTCTTCTTCTGAAGCAGATGTCGTCTCTAATGTGATTTTCTCAATGCGAACATCGGGAATCAATGAACCAATTACATCATCTTCTTTATTATTGTCAACCATCTTGTATTACTCCAGGCAGTCGTCAGCTAAGTCTTCTACCGTTACATCTGAATCATATAGCCCCGATACGTCCACTGGTTTCTCACCTGCGGTAGAATTACAGTCAAGGAAATCGTTTGCATAAATGCCGTTCTTATCGCGTTCGGGCACCAATTTACACAAAGTTCTCTTGCTTATTTCATTGTCGACATGAACATTAAAAAAGTGCTCCACATAAGAGGAATCAATAATATTAGCAGGTCCGCCAACATCTTCCTGATCTAGCAAGACCCCATTATCATCAACCATGCTTATTTTTTTATCGAAAAAAAGCGGTGTCAAAACCTCTTGGGATGTTTTAGGATCCTCTTCTTTTATAAATACCTCTATATCAAAGTTCTCGCCAAGAATAGCGGTGTTTTGCTCATCGATAGAAATTAGGATAAACTTTTCCCGTATTTCAATGTAAGAGCCATCCTTAAATCTTGTTGTTGCAAAATTCAAATCTGTCTCAGTTAGTCCACTATCCCCAGCGTCGCCAAATTCTACCTCCTCCGAGTCGCCAACCACTGGCGAGGTCTTATAGACTGCCTCTTCGAGCGTTATCTGGGGGATTGGGAGAGTTGCGTGTTCTCCCTTCAAGAAGGATGTCGTGCCGGAGATCTCCCCACTCAACACGTTTACACTCCAACTAGGCGCATTTGCTGAAACGAGGGCGGAGTTACCTAGAGGAGTAGAAAGGGTGAAGTGCTTCTCTACCGTTTGTGGCATATTCTGCGAAAGCGGCTCTTGACTGGCAACAGATAATTGCTTTAACTTCTCAAAATTTGTCTCTATACCAGAGAAAACGTATTGAACCTTGCTTCGAGGAGTGTCGTTGCGCACCCGTTCTCCAGTATCGGAACGATGTTCGGAGAATCCACCATAATTCGAGTCATATATGATATCATCATCATAAAAGGCATAAAAATGCGGCTTGAAAAGCCCTTTAGCTAACAGCTGCTTACCATATTGTGTCAATTGGATATCAAGTACTTCTTCTTTTGGGACAAAAAATGTCATTACTTCTTACCTCTTGTTCTAATATTACGAGCGCGTTTTGCGATAGTATTCTCTCTCGCTTTTGCTGGACCACTTAGTTGTCTAGATTGAGCTACTTTCTGCGCCTTCTCGTTATTGCTATATTCCAATTCAACCTCGATCTTAGCTAATTCTACTAAGCTAAAGAAGTCATATGGATAATTATAGCTATATTCAGGTTTCTTTCTACCAATCTCAAAATCAAATTTAAATCGCTTGTCGTCAGTAGTATCAGCCGTGATAGAAGAATAGTCCGACTCTGCCTTTTTCTTGACTTTAAAAACTAGCCATCTAAGATTCTCTGGCAACCCCTCTGCCCCAAAAAATTCAAACTCTCCGGTAGGGTGGGAAAATTCAATCTCATCCCTTTCGGCGGTCATAGCTATCTTTGGCATAACACCCTGCCAGATATCCGACAAATCAGCAGAATCCAGGTTATGCTTGAACTCGAACATATACATAACAAAAGGATCAATGTCGTCATACTGCATAAAATTGAACTCAGGGGGTAAGACATAACGAGATATGCTGTCGATCATCTTAGTGATTGAGGTACTATTAATCTCAATCTTGCTGCCGAGATCCCCTTTTTTGATAGCTGGGGCAGCATTACTAAAATTCTGACGCTGTCTTTTAAAAATATCCTTGTTGATTTTTATCAAATGATGACAGTTGATTTCTACAGTGCGCGCTTGGGGAGCATCTAAAAATGGTATTGCTATAATAGCTTCCGAAATTTCTTTCACGGCTGCAATTTGACCAACTTTTTTTGCTTCCCTTGCCATCCCGATATGCTGTAGTAGCGAAGCACTGGTTGTATCCACAAAGCCCTTGGAGCGTTGAGGGTAAGAGTCTTTTACTTCCAGATAGATTCCCTTGTTGCTGGGTATTTCTCCATACCCAGACCACATTCCTCTCCCGAAGCCGCTGCCAGAAAAATCGTTCCCAACTGCGGCGAGCGAATGGACAGCCGATCCAGTTGTCACTATTTCATTTTCTATGTCGCCCTCTTGTGAAGAGAAATCAAGTACTGGGCACTCCCATTTAGTGCTTATGCTCCAAGCGAGATTATCACTACCCTGTGAATCAGTCGAGCCTTTGCCAACAAATTTACCCGCAACTTCCTTCTGCAGATCAAACTCCAATGAAGGCTTCAACACTTTCCCTAGATAATTAACACTTGAATCGACTGGCATTGCAGATTCAAGGGCGACGGAAGCCGAATAGTTATTCATGCCATTGAAGATATTTTCCACCTCTAACCCAGAGAATACTTCGTCTAGCGTGTATTTCTTTGTGCCACTGGCTGGCTTGAAAGAAAGTCTTGCTATAGCTTCACCCTCGTGATAAGGCGGGGTATAAGGGGCGTATGCTGGGTCACAGTGAGCGCCTGGTGCCCAAGGCTCTGCCGAATAATCATAAATGCCAGGTACTGCTGGGTTCGAGCTCGATATATTAAATGGATACCCGAAGTATCTTCCGGTGGCGCGCTGCCCAAGCGCACCAGTCTCGTGGTATTGACCACGATACGACTCCATCATCACCAAATCATTGTCTTTCCTTAATACTACATCCATGTAATATGTTCTGTTTTCATCAAATACTTCCCACTCAGAAGATATCTTTGACGTAAAAGAAGTGAGTGACTCATCCTTCAAGAAAAACCTTGGAACCTCTGCCATAAAGTTACTAATAGCCATTTCGTAACGAAAATCCCGCTTGTGGCTCCAAATGAAGAATGGTTGATAGTCATTAAGAAGAAAAGTCGAAAACTGGTATAGTGGGTATGTCAAGAAAATGGCATTCTTGACTGTACCGCCTTCGATAACTATGCTATCTTGCTTCGGGATTCCCAAAGTCGGGTTTAGCAAGCTCTCAAACGGCATCCTCATTGACGCATTTTTATCAAAGAACCCTTTTGCTTTATAAGTCTTGTCTGTAGCTGGTGTCGTATTGTTGTTGTTACCTAAAACCGTTACCTGCCCAGTAGAGGTGCTGGGGTGAGAACCAGTAAAGACAGGAAAATCGACAGCTAAGCCGGACTTAATTGAGTTATACATAATACCTGGCGCAAAAAACGATTGCAAAAGTGCCTGGATTGGCGCTTCTTTCGCACCGGTAGTGACGACATCAGCTAATGTGAACGGGGGTTGGTCTATCGTCAGACCGGTATCAATATAGGTCCCTATTGATGACGAAAAGAGACTTGCGAGTTGCACTGTTCGCTGAGAAGGATAAAAACCGTTTTGCGGCAATAACTTTTTAACGCCGCTGCACTTTAGTGTTATTCTTGAAGCATTAGAATTTTCTTTGTTTTCTCTGGCAACCTTGTCGCCGTTCTTCAAGAGATCACTATGCGCATAAAGCGAATAGAAATCATCAGAGGAGGGAAGGGTTTCGCCCTTTGCACTAGATGATACGCTGGCTCCGTCGATAGAAAAGAGCTTCTTATTCTCCACTCTAAAGTTACCGCCATTATCCCTCACATAATAGTCCATATGCTCAGAGATGTTATATTCCGGCACAATCGAATAATCAGGACCAATTACCCTTATATCTGACGAATAGTCTTCATACGAATCGTACCAAGGGTTTTTGCCAGATAGCTCAGAAGTTCTCCATTGCAATCCACTATCGAATGAAGAAGTGATACCCGAGGCACTGACCGTACCAGAGGTGTCATAATACCAGCCATCGAGAAATGCCATGTAATGAACTTGTGGCTTTTGGTGATAGTTTTGAATAAAGACTCTTGCTTGCCACGTTCCACGACGAGTCTTTATCGTATGAAACGTAGTCAACGCGCTGGTCGCGCTAGAGGAACCAATTCTACTTGTATGCCATTCTTGATTGTTTAGTTCACCACCATGCCCTGAAGCAATGACGCTTAGGACGGTTTCTCCGACCGCAGTATTTGATGCACTATATTGTTGATAAGTTAAATTACTAGATGATTCTAGTGGATATAATGATAAATCGCCATTGCTGTTGACTTCAATGGTCGAATTTTCTAGGTAAAATATCTTTTTTGTTATTAGGCTATAACCTTGGCTGTTCAATGCGCCACTGATACCCGAGGTTCTTTGCCTAATATTTTTCTTATCTCTCCAGAACGCACGTTGGCTTCCGAAGGTGCTATCATACCCGTCTCCGCTAAATCCAGGCATGTCAAGAATATAGCTTTTACGTCCCCTAGTTCTTCCAAGAAATGTATTCTCTTCTTTCGGAAAGATAACCTCATTATGATAAAAGCTCAGTAGTTTGCTGATTGGATTGTCCGCTTCACTTCGATCCGAGTCATACATAAATTCTTGCATACGATCATATATCTGTTCTTCATTTTTAACCAAATGGTGTGCTTTGTCTAACCCCTTGTTCGCCCAAAAAGCAAGATTATTGTTGTAGGTGTGCTTGATCTGGTGTCCAGAAAATTCGTCAACTGAGCCCTTCAGCAATACATTATGCCGCATTGGCTTGTATTTGGAGCTAACAGGAGGTTCAATAAAATTAGTAGATTCATTTGATCTTTTAGCTTTAACTAACTTTCTCTTACCCCTCTCGTCCAACAGGATCTCTCTTGGGGCATTTGCCACTGAGATTATGTTATTGTCTCGGAAGTATCTATTCACAGGATGTTCACCGGTGCGTACCTGCTTCCACGAAGAATGTTGATATGGACCATTATAAAGCGAAAAGTTGCTTAAATTAGAAATGTTCTCTATCGTAACATTTCTTCCCATTATAGCATCCCACTGGAAGCGTTCTATGACATTTTTAATGACCTTGCCGCTTCTTACTTCTCCTCCGATAAATGTAGTACCAGATAGTACACCATCATCATTTCTATCATAAGAATACCAGGCTACCACTTTTTGTGCTATTGATGGAGCGACATCAAAAATATACTGCTCAGTATTGCTGCGTGTATTATTATTGGCAATTGAGTGATAGTTATATGGTTTAGGAGGCAAAGAAACATCTTCTCCCTTCGAGGCACTATAGATTGACAAAACTTCTGTTGCTGTCAGGAGGTCATCATAGATACTAAATTCAGCTAAATTTCCATTCATTTGCACTAGAGATGATCCGCCTAACTTTGCGCCGCCAACAAAACACTCATTTTCAAATGGCAGCAAGGAACCCGCTGAGACAGTGTTGACCTTTAATGAAGAAGAAATACCATTGATGTATATTGTTGGCTCAATAGCCGCAGACATGTTGTAAGTCAACGCAGCGTGATGCCACTCATTTAATGATATTCCGGAAGAGCCAGTAGTTGAGTATTGAGCCCTAGTGGTGCTAAATTCTGTTCCTAGGAAAAGCTGAATTATACCCCCGCCGGCGTCTTGTAACGAAAACCTTCCTCCTGAAGAGCCAAAATCAAAGAGTCGTCTATATGGTTCGCCGAGAAAATCCTTCAACTTGAACCATATACTGAGAGAAACTCTTTTCGAGCCGCCAGTTCCTATGATCTTGTTCCAACGCTCCGCTCCTGGTCCTATGTCTATCGCGAAGGTTTCGCTTGGGTAGTCAGTAAACCCAGTATTGTTCTTTGAACCATCCATTGTAAAAACATTTCTATCTCTCGTGACAATATTCGTTGCTGGATCAATCTCGATAAACTTTTTTTCAATAGTATCAATACCAATGTGGTCAGCTAATGTTTCCACAGCCCCGTCCAATATTAAACTACTGGTATTAAATGAGATGTCTGTAAATGCACCGCCACGATTAGTGAAGGCTCCGTCTCTCTGGTGCCCACCTAGCTCATAGGGCGTCGTTATTGCGGAGGCGGTTATCCAAGAGTAGCTTAGATCGTTCTGTGGCAGCTCGTGTTGCACATGCCAATTATCGTGTAGCTCATCCTTACTCGAGCCGGTCATCCTCTTCAAGGTATTCCTAGCCACTTTGTGGAAGTTTGGAATGCCGGCGACTGAGCTTGAACCAAATTGTCTAGTGTGAGAGGTCAATTGCGCTTGGAATGCCTGTCTTACCGTTTTATTTCTATAGGGCAGAGCATTATTGGGTGCATATTCCTCAGCTGCCGGATCAAGTACTCCTCGCGAGCTTACATCCGTTCCTCCAGGAGCGTTAAATCTTTCAACAATTATGTTTTTATTCGTAGAGCGCACCGGAAGTGTTCGCTCTACCTGAGCATCAACGATATATTGCGTCGTCAAGGAGGCACTTATTCCCTCAGCTTCAACAAAATGCCTATTATTTATAGCTCTGCCGGAACTTTGTACAACTTCATAATCATGCGTATAATTTCCGTGCACCTTCGAATCTATAGTCGTTCGAATATTTGTTAAATTAACCGGTGCCTTTGCTGTATTACCTCGCAATAAAGATGCCCTCGGAGCCAAAGTATCAAATGTCTCAGGACCGAATAGGCGCATCTGTGCCGCCACTTTCAAGTCGATATGAAAAACTTCTGCCCGGGTCATAATGGTATCTGTCCCTCCATTGAGAGGGGCGTGCCTGTGCTGATTGCCGCCAACGTGTGCCTCGGTGAATGGTCCCTGTAACGGTTCGTTTTCAAAGAAACCATATGTATCTTGGTGGTAATTTGACACATCATAACCAGGTCCAAATGAAGACGATAACTCAGCCGCATAACCTGTTTTTATTGACGAACTATGTAGGGCAAATGGCAGTTTGCCTCTGGCGTTCACTTCTGTTGGATCAGTCATTTTTTATTCCTCATCAGCACAATCTGTTAGTTGCGAGATGTCCCCTGCTTCTATTAATAAGTATCTCCCACTTCCAAATTTATTTATCACTTGTTTGGTATAGGATATTGTCTTTGGGTCATTATCTAAGATAGTAACTGCATCGGCTTGTACATTATACACGGTACTGAACGATCTATTAAGAGCTTGAAGCGAGATATCTAATATTTTTTTCCTGTCTGTATTTAGATCGATTCCCGTCTTGTTGTCTCGTTCCGCTCTGTTCTTCCACCAGAAGCAGTTCGTTTCTTCCGTCAGAGGAAGCGGAGCATGCCCGTAGCGCCAGTTATACTTGAGTTCCCCGATAGACTTGGCTGGACCGATTGGAATCTCTTGTTTAAGCTCTAAGGTCGGAAACTTGGTCCAATATTTATTTCTTTCTAAGACGTGACTCTCGATGATATTTGATAAAGCCTGGCTCGAAAAGTTAGCAGAAGCTGGAATCAACTGTGAAACCATTTGGTTTATCGCATCATCGACCCACCTATAGAATTCAGTATATTTTTCAAAATCTGGAGTATTTTCGATCTTCTCAAAAAACAAACTGCGCAAACTCTTGATTGTCTTATATTCGATATTGTAACGCTCTACTGGATTTCCGACTAATCTGTTGAACGTTCTGACAGTTCCGAAGAATTTAAGCATTTCACGAGAAATTGCCTGGTTCATACTCTTTTCTAGCACGAAGAAGTGATTAACAGGCTTTGAATCGCGTGTAAACACTTCATCATCTTGTGATAAAATTTCAGTCAAATCATCATTATTTAATGTTTCTGGTAGGCGATGCTCTGCACTATAGATGTATTCTCTCTGAATTACATCTCTGTCATTTCGCAAGAAAAAGTCACCTTTACCGGTGTGTTCTCGTTGCGTCACTTTTCCAATCCAGCCATAATTTCCTAAATCAGTTGACCCAGAAGTAACATCTTCGACAGAAAATGTAGCATCTGATGAGTTGAGCGGCGGCTGCCCGTCGCCATTA